CACCGGCAACCGCAGAGGGCTCGCCCCTAATGCCCGCTACCTTTACCCGCAACTGTGCATTTGCTGGCATCCTGCCTGTATATCTCAAAACCTATACCACAACGTATCCATTCCTGCGCGCGGGGTGGGCATTCAATCAAAATGCTTTGCAGCCTATGGAATTTGAGTGGTATTTGGCGAGCGCGTTTGGTCCATTCCAAGCATTTGAAAGCCGCTTGATAGATTTCGCCACCGGATACACGAAAATCACAGCGGGTAATAAAGCGGGTGGCGTGTTTTCTAACGTTCCCGCTAATCCCGTCTTTGGTGGCAGCAAACTCAAAGGCTTTTTCGATAACCTTTCTCTTGGTCGCGTTGCGAATTGGGGCTCTTGGTATGCGCCCGTGGGCGGTGGTGATAAAGCTTATGCGTCTCTGGGGCTCGCACCGGGGATTACCGTTGATCCGGTATTGGCGAACACAGCTACACCGTGGCCCGGAGCCGGTGACAATTGGCTCATAGCTGCGGGTGTTTACACTTCCTCTGCTACGCTCTTGCAAACTCATTCTCGCATTGCCTCAGGTGATCCGGGTGCGATAAGCGATACTGACAACTCAACAATGGTGCCTGCGCTTTCTTTCCCGACGAATGCCCGATTTAATTCCGTGCTCACAGCGCCTGACGGTCGAAACTACATCTTAATAAGTGACGGGTCAGGTGGTGCAGTTCCTTACTTGGGTATTCAAACGGATTTTGCAAGCTTCGCAAACACAATTGATGTTGAGCTAGTTAACCCCGCCACATTCACCACCGATTTGAACGCGCTATTTAAGACCGCAAACAATACCGGCATAAATAGTGTGACCGGCTACGGATGGCTGTGGATTTACAAAACCGTTGACACATTCAACGGGGTTACGCTTAACGGTTACGGTGTCCTAATTGCTCCCGATTTTTCACAGTACGCATTATTGCAGTTTTTGCCGCAAGATGCAATCGCCGCAGCATGGAATACCGGGCTAGGGTCAATAGATAGTAAAGCAGACCGCAACGGCGGCATTTGGCTAAAGAATTTTTCGAGTGACACAACGCTATTGTTTGGATCACTCGGGAGCCCTTCGCAAATGCTTCCCGTTTCGCAAATTCCGCCGCGTGCTCTCGTTGTAAATCCCGCTCTCTACCGATAGGAGAATTGAAATGGTAGCGATTGCAAATCCGGCTGGCAATATTCCCGCCGTCAATGGTGCGCTCCCATGCGAGGGCACAAAAGTTTTCCCGTTTGTACTCGATTTCACGGGCGGCAAGAACGCCTATTTAATCGACCTGACACAGCAATATAATCAGAAGCAGTTTACAACGCTGCAAACCGTTTATATTGATAATTCGCTCAACACCTCTCCCACCTCAGTTGTTTGCACGAGCACGGGCCACATTGTGACGTGCCCTGCACTCTCTCAGGGATACTTTGCGCTATTTCAGCCGGTGCCGCCAGTGTTTCAAGTGCAATCGCTTGGTGCATTTGTTGTCACCATTCAATTGCTCAATTTCTATATCCCGCCCGCAGTGTGGGGCACGCCCGCAGTGTCGAGCGGTGGATTGCCGCAAATTGATATCCCGGCGCTTGATGCAATAATTTCCGGTGGTGCTCTCAACGTCAATGCAAAGCCCTTTACAATTAGCGGGCTCGTTGATGGTAGCGGCACAATCACGCTAGGCGGCACAACACAATCAATTCTCGCTGCAAACGCTGCACGGCAATATGTCTCGCTTTCAAATCCTGATACCGCAACTGAAACGCTTTATTTCTGTTGGGGCGCAGCGGGAGCGGGCAAAATTCCATTGCTTCCCGGTGCAACGTATGAAAGCGGGCCCAATGTTGTAGGGGATCAACTTTTTGCGCTCGGTGCCACCACCGGCCACGCATTCACGCTCTATAGCAAGTAGGAGAACGCCATGCCGGTAGTCAATCCGCCATTCCGCCCGCGTTATGGCAACGGTGCGCCTGCGGGTAATGCACCACCGGGCACGATTTATTTCCAAGTCGATGCTCAGTATGCGCAATGGACGTTCAATAATGGGCAGTGGAATAAAGGTTTCTCGCTCATTTTGGGTGCCGGTGCGCCTGCTTTTCTAGCGCCTGCGGGTACACTTTACTCGCAAACGGATGCTGCGCACATTTATTCAAGTCAGCCCGCGCCCGTTGCGTCAACGGTTGTGCAGCACGGGCATAATGCGGGGCACTCAACCGGGGGCTCAGTGACATTCGGCGGTGCCGTTACTACCGGAAATTTATTGATTGCATGGATAGGTGCAGGAATAGATTTGAGCGGCGTCATTGCTGCGGGGTGGAATTTGTTTGACCACAACCAAGTTGGCGGTATTTCTGCACAGCTTGCTACGCGATACGCACAAGCCGGTGATGGTGCAACACCGCCGCAGCCATTTCTCAGCGGTGCCTCAACGTTTTGGGGTTTGAATATGGCGGAAATTGGTGGTGTCACTGGCGTTCTCGGCACCGATATTGTTTCTCATATTCTGGATACCTCGGCGGTCACATTTAATACAACCACGCCGCAGAATACAGGCGGTGCCGGTCAATTGTGCTTGCTCAATATGTTTTCTTGGGATGGCACCGCGAATTTCGGAACGCCTGCGGGATGGACCTCTGTGGAAACATGGAATGACGCGGCGGTTAATTACGGGTCAATGTCTCTCTGCAAGCAAACACCGGGCGGTGTTACGAATGTGGGCAATGCAACGGTTACGCGCCCTGCGGGTAGCAGCGGAAACAATTTTGCCGACACTATTATAATGGGTGCCGGTGGATTGGCCGCGAATTGGACTTTGCTCGTATAAAGCAAACCCCGACACGCTGAGGGATCACCGTGCCGGGGTCGCGTTCGCAGACTTGAAGCGAGTGGGGAGCCTGCGAATTACTTTTTCTTTGGTGCCGCGATTTGCTTTGCCCCGCTCGGCATAGCTGGCATGTGCTCTAGCATTTTCTCCGTCGCACTCTGCTCGCCTTCATTGCGCAATGGCTGCGCGATAAATTCGTAAGAGGTGGCGGATTTCTCAGAATAGGATGCGAAAATGTCAAACGCAAATTCGACCGCATTCCCCGGAGCATCTTTGATACCTTGCATCATTGGCCCGCCAACGTAATCCGGCAAAAAGCAAATGACGCTCTCAAAGCTGCGCCCGTTTCGATTGATGGCAACAAAATCACCCGCGAATTTGGTCCATGTGCCGCGTGTGAGTTCTCCCGTCTCTTCGTCTTTGCGCTCGAATTTTGACGGGCCCTGAATATAGCCGGTGATTTGCCCGAATACGCGGAAAAGGAATTGCGGCTCTTTCCGGTTTTCCTCTGGCAACACTAGCGTTTGAATATCAGCCTTATTTCCAAAGACCGATTTCGTGTTGATTACCTTTACTAACATGGCGGATTTTCCTCTTGAGTTACCGCCCTATTTACAAGCCGGGGCGGTATCGGCTGTGCTCTCACGCTCAACTCAGAACGTGAAATCATCCTCTGCTTTCGCTGCGCTCGCGCCTTTCACGAGTGACGCACGCAACTTGGCAATGGTCTTTTTCACTTCCTCATTGAGTGCGGTTTCTGCTTTCGCAATATCCGCCTCTGAGAAAGAATAGCTGCGCGGCTGCGCAACGTTGGCAAAATTGCGGATTGCCTGACGCGCCTTTTTCACGCGGCCACCGCCAATCAAAACAAAGCGCTCACGATTTTCTGTGGCAACGCACTGCTTCAAATGCGCCTGAGCACTTTCGAGGTTCTTTTTGTTTGCGTCACTCGGTTTTTCCGAGTTCAGCTTGGTTGCGAGTTCAACCTTTTGCCGCGCGTCTAGCGTTGCTTTCTGTGCGGCGGTTTTCTCTTTCGCAGTTTTTGCCATGTCTGGCGGTCTCCTAATTGCAGCGAGCGGGGTCAATTCCCCGTCTTGCGTATCAATCTATCCGTGAAAACAATGCCGCGCGCAAGTGAAAAAGATGGTGCGGCGGGCTCATAAAGGATTTCCTCACCCGCAGCCATGCGCTCCATTTCCTGAAACGTCAGGCGGGCCCCTTTATTAACTACTTTGTGCCGCTTACAGGTGCCGTTTCGGTTTTGGCATGTGCACGGGGCTTTGCCGTCAACCTCAATCGCATATTGCTTTTTCCCGTTGAAATGCCCGACGCGGGCCCGGTTTATTTCTAGCTCCCAATCACCGATTTTATCCGATTGGGTGAGCGCTGACGTATCCCCGAATTGATCTACCACCAAGCTATCGGTGTCACAGTATATAATGTGGGGCTCTCCCACCGCATGAATCGCCCTGAGCAAATAGGCACGAGCAAATCCGGTGATGCTCGCACCCGTGGCAACGTTTTTGTATAGCGGTTTAGCTTCCCACTCTATGCCGAAACGGTAGCGGTATTTCCATAGGCTATCGCGGCGGTGGAATGTGACGCCTTCAAAGGTGGTATAGAATAACCACCCGTGCTCAAACTCTTTGAAATGGCAAACCTTGCAAACTCCGTCTTTGTCGGCAATCGGTTTATTGCACGGGAGAGGCGCACCGTTTTCAACTATCTTGTAATCGTGATACCGCTCGGGATTTTGCGCCATTTTCCCGTAAAGCGAGTTCATCATAATCTTTCCGATCGTGTAATTTATCGGGTCGATTTTCTTCGGGTGCGCGTTCTTATATTCGTACCAATGCAACACGTAATCTTTGAAAGTGATTTTGCTATCTGTGTAGCGCACCTCAATTAGCTTTTCATCATCAATGAGCCCCAAATCTTTTGCAGCGAGGTATTCCCACCCGGTCACTCTATACTCACCGTATGCCTTGGGAAAATTCAACCCCTCGCTTCCTTCCGTGCGAGCGGGGAAACACCCGTGAGCATAGCATTTGAGAATGACCATTGAGCGGGTGATTTCATCGCGGGTGAGGTGCCCAAAATCATCCCGCCTTTTCATTTCGTTTCCGGTCGGGTGCTCATGCATCATTGCATTGGGGTAACTGCTTTTGATATCGAATACAGAAAAGTTTTCATGCGTGCCGGGTCGAAAACATTGCGTGCGGCCACCAAAGAAAAACGGGCGGTAGCTGCTATCAAATCTGTGGTTTGTGGTGCCCGGTTGAATGCCTAGTTTCTTTGCGTGCGCTAGCGCGTTTGATGCAATGGTCTTTTTCATTCCCGCTGCTTTTCGATAGGCAATCATTAGCTCGTGCAGATAGACGCAATCACCTCTGAGGTACGCAATGATTTCATCCCGGTATTGCTCCCGGTTTTCCTTTTCGAGTTTCCAGTAAGCGATTTCATCTTTCTTGATTGCGCCCAATGCCTCAGGTACGGCGGCATAACTGTCAACCAATTCCGCCGCGCCCATATTCATAGAGACAATGCGGCCATTGATAATTTGCGCCTTGGTCTCTCGTTGAATTTTGGAAACGTGAGAGAGCAAATACATGAAATCGAATTTGCCGCCGTTGTGAGCATAGAGCGTAATGCGCTTGTCTTTTACGTGGTCAACAAATGCATCCGTGGTATCAAACGTTTTGAAATCTTTGCCGTCATAGAAACCCCAAATAAAGGGACGCCCAACCCGATTGTGTAGAAAAGGGTCAGTTTCGCAATCGCACGTAGCCACTGCGCGCGGGCGGGGCATAATGCTCTAGTGTTTGCCGGTGTAGTACGCCTCAGCGCACGGCGGATTTATGTGCACCTTTTCCGGCTCTAATACTTTGGCGTTTGCGTACACCTCACGCTGATAATAAGAGTGAGCGCAAATGCGCGTATCGCATTGCGTGCATTCGTGGTCTTTTCGCGCTACCCGGTGCGTGTACCACTTATTTATTCTGCGCCTCTTTCTCAAGTGCCCGTCTCCGTTTTGAGTATTGTTCATCCTCAACAAGAATTGCTATGCCGTTGACCCATTTTCCGGGGTCACTTGGGTTATCGTATATGTCACCGCCAACTCTAACTTGCGTGCCCATATAGCGCCCCGCATTCCACTTTTCATTTACCCAACGAATGAATGCCCCGACCGATTGGAACGCATCCCCAACAATGCCAGCGTGCGCCCACAGGTGCACTTGCTGCACTTTGAAACGAGCGAATGCCGCAACGGTCAAATCAGATACTTTTTCGATTGGCAGCTTTTTCGCGAATGCATCCTCACCCGCTTTGCGCATTCCTCTGCGGCTGCGCACGGTGTCACGGTCAAGAGACCAATAAATCCACCGTTGCCCGTTTGTGCGTACAACGATATCGCCGCGTTTGTTGAATTTGATTGTGGCACCGGGCTCTATGCCGCGTAGCTGAATTGCCTGTATGCCGGGAAGGAAAAGTTTTTTCTTTAATCGTCTCGCTTGTTGCTTTGTAACTGGTACGAGAAATGGAATGTTTTTCAATTGCCGCTCGCGTCTAGCGATTGCGGATTTCTCGTAACGTGTAATCGTTTTGCGCTTGCGATACTTGCGCAATCGCGGCACGAGTTTCGATAAATTTTTTGCTGAGGCTAGGTAGCTCGCGTCTGAGCGTTTTTCTTTTTTCTTACTGCGGCGTTTTTTCCCGCTTGCCATTGGTGCCCAAAATCCCCTATTGTGGGCACCTCTTGAGTGCCCTGCCCTTGCCCGGTCAGGAAATTCATACTGAGAGCGGACCCGGTTAGCGCTTGGTCCGCTCTTTTTTTTCGACCGGCTCAGTGTTACGCTCGGGCCCTACCTCTGACAAGGGACCATCGGAAAAATGAGCGCGATTGAGGGAATGGTGCGGACAATACTATCTGCGCTCGATATCGACGTAGAGAAATTGAAGGAAGAGGTAACGGGGCGCATCAAGAATTTCGAGACCAATCTTGAAACGCTCAATGCAACGCTGATTGCTCTACACAAGAGCAACAAGCGCATTGAGGCAAAGCTAGATGCAATCTGTGAGTACCATAATATAAGAGTGACATTGCCGACCGCCAACGATACGGAGCTAGTCAATGAGCGAGTTGACGAACGAAAACCTGTACCTCAGATTGCGCGATGAAATCCGCGCGAGAGAATATCTGCAAACGCGGGTTGACGTGCTTGAGCACTTTATCAAAATGCAATACCCGGAATTTTTTGCCGGTGAGGTCGGAACGGTTGTTGATCCCGAGTTAAATCCAATCCCGATATCATTCGGCAAACCGCAGGAGCAATTCAATGAGCGGACCAAGAAATGGGAACGGTAATACGCCCGCGCCAACACCGGCACCCGCACCGGCCCCCGCGCCAGCGCCTACAGTCATTGTTACACAGCCCGCACCGCCTGAGCCCGACGAAAATTCGGGTGAAGAAATCGAACGCATCGCAGAAAGAGTTGAAGCTTTAGACGCGCGTATCACTGAGGGATTAGAGGAAGGTCGCACATGGACACAGACAACGATAACATCTTTGCAGCAGGAACTAGCGGACCTGAAAGCAACGCTGCAAACGGTAGCGCAAAACATGCCGTCAACGGTAGCGGAGTTGAGGGCAGAATTGACCCGGCTCTCGCAAGAGCTACAACAATTGAGGGCGGCACCCCCGAGCCCACCCGAAGCACCACCAGCGCCCCCGGAAGTGACGCCACCACAAGCACCACCGGACCAGAACAACCCACCGGAAGCACCGCCCGAGGGCGCGGGAGACCACGCCTTACCGACGCAGAGAGGGCGCAGCGCACCGCCGAAAAGGGTGAAGCGCGTAATATAAGAGCATCGTTTATTGAACGGATGCTTTATTCTATTCATTTGGGAGTTGCGAATATCGCAAGCGCTCCCGAGTTCAAAATTGACAAAGACGATGCAAAAGAATTGGGTGAAGCTATCGCGGGAGTGATGGCATTACACAAAATCAAAATCACGCCCGCTCAGGAAGCATACACGATTTTGTTTGAAGCTGCGGCCAAAGTTTACCCGCCCATGATGATTACTTACATGGTGCGCAAGCAACAAGAGGCAAAGCAACGCCGCGCAAACATGCCGCCGCGCCCGTCAGCAACCGTGACGCCTATTCGACCACAGCAAGCACCGCCACCACCGCCGCAGCCGCCAAGAAATCAGCCGCCACCGAGCGCAATGCCGGTGCCGTTTGATCCTGCAAATATAACGATACCTGACGGCGCGTAATGTGTTCGATGACTACGACGATGACCAATATCATTCGTGGATAAACGGAATGCCTAGCGAATATGGCAACGGTGGGGCTCGTATCGGCTGCGCCATAATCGTTTTTGGTTTCGTGATTGCGTCACTCTTTATATATGTACTCTTCTATGGTGCTCCGTGGCTGTAAAGTTTCCCGGCCCCACTGACCGGCTCGTGATTGTTGGACGCACGGGCTCAGGGAAAACTACGGGTGCCGCATGGCAACTGAGCGGCAAAAACTACAATCTGCAACCGTGGCTGATAGTGAATACAAAGGGTGATCCCTTGTTGAATGAAATCGGTGCGATTGAAGGCGTGCAGGAAATCTCTGTGACGCAAACGCCCGGTGAGCGCGGATTGTATATCGTGAGCCCGCGCCCGGATGAGAGTATTGAGCTAGATGCAATGTTCGGGCGCATTTGGGAAAAGCAAAACTGCGGCATGTATATTGATGAGGGTTACATGATAGATGTAACTCACAATTTCAATGCGTGCTTGACGCAAGGCCGCTCACGCCGAATACCGATGATTGTGCTATCGCAGCGCCCCGCATGGATTACCAAATTCGTTTTCAGTGAGGCGGATTTTGTGCAGCTATACAATCTGCAACGCTTAGAGGATAGAAAAAATATTGCGGGTCTTGTCCCGGTCGATAAGAACTACCGGCTTGAAAAGTTTTGCTCGTATTGGTACAACGTGGGTGACAACGAGCTTGTGCAATTCGGCCCCGTGCCGAATAAGTCAATCATACTCGATACTTTCCGTGCTTCGTTTCCGCCAGAACAAGCACCCGAGCCTTGGGAGACCGAGGCACCAAAGAGACCGGCCACTAAGCGAGTGGTTTAGTCGAGGGAGAACTGGCGGCAATGGAACCCGTAATTATTTCTTGGACCCCGACGAATTGGGCCACCGTCTTTTTGATGTTCCTCGGTGGTGCATTGATTGTGAAAGTTGCAATCATTGCATACAACCATTTCGTGCGCGGGGACGCCAATGCCTAAGATTTTGAATTGGCGCATCATGGCGCACCCTATCAATTGGGTGACGGTTTTTCTTATGGTTGTCATAGGAATTATCGCGCTCAATCTCGTGCTGACACCGTGGCACATTCCACAGAAAAACAGCACTGAGCTAAACGCCAATTCAATCCCCGGTCCATACCTCGCGTTTTCGCAGTAGTAACTACGCCCACAGGGCAAAAGGAGAATGCAATGAATAAGTCGCTTCGTTCTGCCATGCTCGGCGGTGTCGCTGCTGCGGTGATTTCCGCTGCGCCCGCGAGCGATTACGCTACGCTCTCGCAGGCGGGTCAGCCCACTACTGCGCAGATCAAAGCGGCCAATCTCGCAAACCGTCAGGCAATCGTGCAGGCGGCATTGCGCAAACAGCAACAGATTTTCTCTGTGACGCAAAACCCCACAGCGGGAGTTGTGTTCAACATTCAGCCGCGTTATGCCGGTCTCATTCTCGGTTTCTATATTGATGTACGCGCGACAATGACGCTCGGCACCAATAACGCAATCCGCACGGCATTCGGTGGCGCAAATCTCATTCAGCAAGTGCGGTTTGATGATTTGAGCAATAACACCCGTATTCAAACCACGGGATGGCATATCAACGCAATCAACTCTGCAAAGGGCGGTCAGCCCTACATGAGTTGCGACACAATCAACACCGATTACCCGGTCGGATATGGTGAGGTTTTCACCGCCGATATCGCGCAGGCAAAAGCAACGCTGACCACAGCGGGCCAGACAATGGCAATGCTTTTCTGGATACCGCTCGCGTATTCGGAAGTTGATTTGCGCGGTGCCATGTGGGCAAACGTTGTCAACGCAACCGCCAATCTGCAATTGACAATGGCAACGAGCGCGCAGGCGTTCGTTGGCAACACTGCGGACCCCACGAGCGCCGTCTATCAATATGACGGCACGGGCGCAACTGGCGTTATCACCTCTTACACAATCACTGTGCATCAGGTTTATTACGATCAGTTGCCGACCGATCAGAGGGGCAATCAGCTTTTGCCGGTGATTGATTTGAGCACGCTTTACATGCTCAACAACACCACCGTTACCGGAATGGTCACGGGCAATGATTTCCCGATTGCATACGCCAACTTCCGCAGCTTCCTCTCAACGGTTGTTATCTATGACAACCAAACGGGCGGTGCATACCCTGCGGCGGGCACCGATATCAATTACTGGACGCTCCAAACCGCGAATTTCACGAACATCTTTAAGTATCCATCGTGGTTCCCCGGAGTGTTCGCCCGCGAAGCAATCAACGATGATTTCCCGCTCGGAATGTATTATTTCGATAGCAGGAAAAAGCCGATCAATACAATCCAATTCGGCAATCAACAGTTGATCCTCAATCCAAAGGGCACCGTTCAAACTGGCGCGAATGCTCTCGTTGGGTGGGAAATGTTCGCAATCACGAATACGCTCGTTGGTGCCGCGTCTCTCGCAGGCGGTGGCAGCTAGGTTTCCCGTCTGGCGGTCGGGATAAAGTGCGCGCGGCTATTGCTTATCATCCCTGAGCAATGGCCGCGTGCGCCGAATTAGGAGAGTAAAGCGATGAATTGGGACGCCTTTGTAAAGTGGTGGAACCAACCAATCAACGCGCAAGCGAGCGCGTCAAGCTGGATCATATTCACCGGCTTTATTCTCATTGTGATTTACCTCTGGACGCGAGTGCTGAAAGAGGGCGGTCACGTTATTTCTGAGGCAGCATAGAGCGCGCATGGTGCGCGTAAGGAGAACGCAATGCATTGGTCGGTCCCGCTTGTTATCGTGATTGTTCTCGTTGCCCTCGGCGGAATGTGGTGGGCAAAGAACTATCCCGGTACGGTTCCCTACGTGACGTGAGCGGCGTATGTCGCAAACGTCAATCATTTTCTTTTACCTGCTTGCAGCGTTCATTGTATATGTGACGGTGCGGGGAGAGTTGCCGCAATACGCGAAAGTGTTTTTCGGGTGAGCAATGCCGTACGCCTTAATCCTTATGGGTGCCGTTCTATTGGTGGCAGGCGTGCGCAACACATACGCTGACTTGTGGAAACTCGTTGAAAATGATTTCACCTCGCAAGGTGGTTTCCTTTCGTGGGTAGCAGCTATCGCAGTAGTGGGCGGCATGGGATATATCCCGAAACTAAAGCCGCTCTCAATCGCGTTTATGACGTTGCTGCTTATCGTTTTGGTTCTCAGTAACGGCGGAGTGTTTCAGAAATTGCAGCTATTCATTCAATCAGGCGCGGGCGGGCGCAATGCGGGCTCAGGTGGTCCGGTGGCACCCATACAGCCAATTCAACCGCTAACGCCGCTTGAGCAAATCAATAGCAACCTTGGCAGTGTATCGCCATGAATGACAAATGGGTGAATGGAATAATCGCTGTATTGGTTGCCGTTGTTGGGCTCGCGACAACCGCAGCCATTTTCAGCAAGAATGCGAAAACCGCCGATGTTATCACAGCATCCGGCACAGCGTTTGCGAATATCATCAAGGCCGCAGTTGGCCCCGTAAGTTAGGAGTGTCCAATGTCTGAATTGCTGCACGCAGGCGTTTCAATCGCCCTCGCGATTGTTGGCGTTGCATTGCTCGCGGTATTGGTCAGCCGCAACGCAAACACCGCCAATATTTTCACGTCAGGCGGAAACGCTTTTGCGAATGCTCTTGCCGCCGCAGAGGCACCGATTACGGGCCACGTTGGCAACAGCATCACGGGCCCCGGTTTTTATAACTAGGAGCGTTGAATGTCGCGTCAGGATGGCCGCACGGGTCACGAGAAATCTTGGGATTGGGTGCACCCCGCAATCAAAGATTTCTTTAGCACGTTCTACACATTCCGCGACACTAGCCGCGCGCAAAATTACATTGGCGCAGAGGCGGTAGCATTTGAAACTGAAATGCTCCCAATGCTCGAATGGAAAGGGCGCGGTGAGGTAGTTCTGCGCCAACTCATTCAAACCGCCCCGCAAGTTTTCGTGACGCATTCTGTGGTGCCCACCGGCATTGCAGGCATCGCAGCCGGTCAAATCTGGAATGGTGAGCTAGTCGATAACCCCAACAATGCCGATACGCTCAAGGGGACAATTGTTTGATGCACAAAACCATTGAATGGTTTAAGAAGCATCCGCTAGCTCTCGTGCTAATCGGCGGCATAGTCATTCTTATATTCGTGCTCTTTAGCGGTGGCGGTAGTTCATCCGCCGCAGCTTCGCAGACTGACCCGAATGCCGCCGCAGAGATTGCAGCGGGCTCTCAGGAAAATCTCGCGAATATCAACGCGAATGCCGCCATTGCTCAGGCGCAGATTGGCGCGAATGTCGCGCTAGCGCAAAACAAAACGAGTGAAGATGTAAACCTTGCGGGCATCGCCGCTCAGGTGCAGCTTGCGGATATATCCGCCGTCACCAATCAATTGCAAATCAAAGCGAGCACTGACCAAGCGGCATTGCAGGCGCAGACTTACGAAACGCTCGCGCAATATCAGGCGCAGACAACCGAAAAGAGTTTTCAGACTGAGGAAGATATTGCGGGCATCAATGCAAACCAAAATATTGCAATGGCGCAATACCAATTCCTCGGCACCGCAGTAGGCGATGCGTCAAAGAACAAATATGCGAATTTGTCTTTGACTACGCCCAACGGTGTCTCTATTGATTACAAGTCGGGCAAGCCCGCCTCAAGTGGTGGCGGTGGAACGGATTGGGGTGGGATACTCGGCGGTATCGGGTCGCTCTTTGGATTGTAGGCAATGACGCAGAAAGAGCACAAAGATATTTACATCGCGTCCGCAATTGGCGGGCTCGGTCTAGTATTAATTTGGCTGTATCTGTACGGCGGAACAAGCGTTGCGCTCGCTGTGCCTGAGGATCAGCAAACCGCCCCGCCGCTCGCTGACACCTCGCCATACAATTATAATGTCGCGCCCTATGATCCGGGCCCGCCGATTTCATTCGCATTCCCACCAATCCCTGACGTTGGCGGTGGGAGCACTGGAATAGGGTGCGGCTGTGGTTGTGGCCCGGATACGGGTCAGCAATATTTCAATCCCAACGTTGCGCAATACCAAACTCTCATTCAATAGGTGAAGCGTGGCAAACAATCAGCATTGGGATAAGCAACTGAGTTCTGAGCCGGTCGGGCTCACGAGCGGTCAGCAAAATACGAATTTGCCGTATGCTGATTACGGTTATATTCCCGGTGTCGCGCAGAAAGCGCAGGAGCTACCAATGCCTGATAGGCACCTCAATCCGCAGCCGTATTTTTCTGACCACCAATTCAATGTCGCGAATTGGTTTACTACTCGCGTCCATCTTTCACCGCTAGGAGAGCACCATGTCAAACGACCCAAACCCGTCAAGCCCGGAAAACCGCGCGGACCCGGCAAGAACGACATCACCACAAACGTTTGAGCAACCGCGCCTTGATCCGCAGGCGGATACTGTGCAGCCAAAACCGGATGCAGAGGACGCAGCGGAATTGCCCACAACGGAGCTTGTTGACGTTGATCCGAATGAGAACAACGATGATGAACTTTCGCGTGCGGTAGTTGCATCCCGTGCAGCGCCCGTTGTCGATACGCCACCTGAGGAAGTGAAACCCTCAGGCAAGGGAAAGTATCGCCTCACCTATCTATTGCACGGTGAGAAAATCGAAGAGAGCTACCATGCCGTGGCGAATGCGGTTGCTCGCGTTGCCGATTTGAGGCGCTTGGGCATCGTTCCTGCAACGAAAACCGTTGCTGAGTAGATTGTGAGCGTGCGCGGTGGGCTTGCCGTTCGGATATTCATTGCTTCCGGGTGCTCCCACCGCGCCACCGCCGCAAGGCTATTCATACGCTCCCGGTACAAATGGGCAATGGTATCAATTCCCCTCGGGAGCGGATAACAGTGTTCTTGGGGGTGCTGTGTCCGGTCAGGGAACGCCACAATCACCCGCAAGCTTTTGGTCCAATCCGCTCACCTATGATTTTGGCCCGAGCGTTGATAACTTGCTTGCGAAAATTCCAATCATTGGCCCGCTCAATAAATTTGTAGGCTCAACGAGTGATCCGCATTCGATTGCGGGCAGCGGGGGTAGCGCATTGGATTTCATCACTGACATTCCGCGCGTGGTGACAAGCGTGCTCGGCATCATTCTAATCATTGCGGGCATTTTCGCGCTCACCAAGGGCCCGGTGGTCAATGTTGTGGGGGATATCGCGCGGGAGAGCCTAACTAGCTAAAATTGCAATAGAACGGAGCAAGAACAGTTAACGCAGTTTGCAGGGCCCTTTTGACGGGGGCCCGCTTTCGTATATGCTTCCCGTACCAACTGAGGGAAACAACCATGTACACCATCGTAGTCTTTGACCGTCACGGAAATACTGACGAAACCTTTGACACCAATCACGAGCGCGAGGGTCGCGAGGTTTTGCGTGATATTCGCGACACCCGCCCCGGTGTCTGCGCTATCCTTTGCGATATGTCTGACGGTGGCCGTATCATTGCGGAGATACAATAATGCAACCGCTATTCTCTGACACCCGCCGCGATGCGCTCAAGATTGCGCTCCCGTATCTCTATGCCGAAAAGGTGAAACTCAATGCCGAAAAAGAAAAGCGTATTCGGGTTTCTATTCGGAAATCCGAAAAGGCGTAAGACCCGCGTAGGCGGATACACGAGCGAATTTAAGCGCAACCTTGACGCCGATGCTTATAAGCGTATGGGTTTCCGGGTGCGCAAATATAAGAGGGTAATATGAACGTCACCGGCTATTTGCTGAAACCATTGCGCACTGAGGCGCAAGCACGAAAGGAAATCGCACACAATGCCAAACTATACGGTAACACTCTCGCCCGACGAGCTAACGGTAATCCGCCGCAATCTGGAAGAGTACCGCGCAGCGCTGACGGCGCACGTACAGCACCTAGACCCTGAGCAACCAAACGTTGCCGCAGTGCATTTGCGGATAAGCAATATAAACGTCATTCTTGGCAAGTTGCCCGATGGTCAATGAACAGAAATTCTTGGTGACGTGGATTGAGGCAATAGGTTTCATTCGCGGTCAGGCAACGAAAACGCGAGAGGAAGCTGACCGCCTTTTTGAGCACGTCAAATCGACCGATGCACAATACTGTGAAATCCGCCGCATTGGTTCATTGGTTGCAAAATTCGGAGTGGACCACCCCAAAGGGGCAAACTAAGCAGGGATGCAATGTTGACCGCCAAAGAAAACATACTGCTAGACCACATGACACCTCTAGCAGGAAACATCACCAAGAAATGCATTGCCACCACCAAGAGTTCTATGGATAGGCATGGGCTCTCAGAAAAGAGCGCCCGCGTGTCTCTTTCCTCTATGCTCGTTGGTGCGGGCAATGCGCTATGGGCAGTTGAGGATTTGACGGGGCCCCCAAAGAATGCCCCGCACTTTTACGCAAAGCCTTTTGAGCAACTAATGAAACTCTCAATCCTTATCCTACAGAATGAGCTAAACTAATGTTTGTGGTCACAATCAAATTCTGGCAACTCGTGCGGCTAGCGTTTGCCCTCGCTGTGTTTCTTGCATTCGCGCATGATGTTTGGGGATGGTGGATATGAGAGCACTAGCGGTTATTTGGTTCTGTATTCGCCACCCAATAATGGCATGGAAAACTGCGGTGTTTCTCTTTGTTACTGCGGTGCTCATAATGCTTGTGGGCAAGAAATCCCCCGTGCCGGGTATAGTCAAAGACCACGCAGACAAATTCGACCGCGTTCTAAAAGCTGCGGGAGAGAAAGAATAGTGTACCACACAACCAAAGAATATTTAGAGTTTTACGCCGAGCGTGAGAAACGCGAGAGGAAAATAAAAATGTGGATTGTAACAGTGTGGTTGAAGCTGAACGACACCGACCACGTAGGCACATTTGCAACGTATGCATTCAGAACTAATGGCGAATTTATTGCGGGGCTCTCCCGCATCAAAGACCGCTACAAACACGAGCAATGGATTATTACAGTGAGCGAGGTAATACACGCCAATGCCTGATTTGGACCCCGCATTGAAGCTTGCCATACTAGAAAAGATGGCAGAACAATTAGACGGTGTTATCACCGTTATTCTTGAGTCGCACGCAATGCCGATTGCAGTGAAGGATAGAAACCTACGCGATGCACGAGCGCAGCTTGAAACGCTCAAGTGGGCGCACTCGTGCTGTGTCGCGCAACACCCGGAGCTAGTGGCGTGAAAAACCCGCTACCCGATATCATTCTAATCAACGAATTGATTAGCCCTACAGGCAGCAAAATCGTTGAGTTTTTCAATAACGCACCGAATGCTCAAAAAGCGTTTGAAGGATCAAAACTTTCACCAAATGTTGCCCGCTCTCTTCTACTGCACATTATGATTACAAGCCCCTCTGCGCGGTCTCGTTACATTGTTTATGGATTGTGGGAAAGAGAATGAATATATTTGGTCAACTCTTTGATGATTTGTTCGGCAATCTATTCGGCGGGAGTGATTACACCGCAGAGATACCTGTAACAATGGGGATGCAAATGCGTAAATCGTTCCACAAACGCCGTCAACAGCAATACCGTTGTGATACATGCTCTGCAACTATGACAATTGCAGAGCGATACCCTGAGCAATGGGATAGCGTGCCGATATCCATTGAGCAAATGCACGATGCAAAGGGCACAGAGAAACTTTGCACGAGTGACAGATTTCTCCCGGTCGGGCCCACGGTGGAATTAGATCAATGACGCCCGCCGCTCGCTCGTTTGAGAAATGGGAAACGTCAGACGAAAACCCGCTCAGAAACGCAAGCGAGCGCGTCAAGTTCTTTACGTGGCCCGCTCTCCGCGCCGCATTCATGGCCGGTAGGCGCAGCACCGATGAAAATGAAAATATATTTGAGGAAGAGAGCGAAACGTGAAAACGATACCGCGCATTGCAGGGATCATAGTGCCGCGCACGAATTACGTAAGCTGCTACATTGGCGCTTACACCGCCCTCAAAGTTGAATACTACGCACACGGATGCTTTCGGGTCTTGCATAAGATTGGGGAAGCGAATACATACAAGAACGCTCGCGCGATGATACACGCGGCAAAGCTGGCAGAGGCGTAAATGTCAAACATAGGTATCACCGCCAAAGAGAAACGCCACTGCGACCAATACATTTATTGGATAGAGCGGGCAGTTAATGAGTTTGGGCCAGCGTTTGCCGTCATGTGCGTTAAGGTGGCTACGGAAAAGATGGCACAGCACAACGTAGGCAACTCACCACAAGGCGCAGCCTCGCTCTTTACGCTAGCTGAAATGTTGCGTAAGACGCACGAAGAAATGCACGAGCACATGGAAACGGCACGCCCGCCGAGCCGCACGTAAGCTAATCC